TTTATTATATTTATCTTGACTAAAATCTCCATTTGATTTATTATTGTAAAAACTATTCATGTTATTGTGCTTAAAATTATTTATTTTTTCACCTGATAAGGATACAAATGATTTTACTTTATCAGACCGATCAATATATTTTTCCTGATAATTTGAATATACTCCTTCATTGTTTACTTGTAAACTGATATGATCCACGTTGTTTTTTACATTATCATCACTTGGTTTTACATCAGCAAATGATTCCTTTTTGTCATTAGAAACTAAAAATAAAACACCTGCTATCACAAGCGGGATTGCAATTTGTGCCATTATTATATACAATATTTTATTTGCATAAATCCTTTTCTAAATTTCTAGTAGGCGCATTTGTATTGAATCTTTCATTTTGAATATGTCTTTGTGGGTCGTATATAAGCGGAGTAGGTCGGTACTGTGTTAAATCCCTGAATAACCATGCCGGATTGCTCGCCCTGGTTTCATCTACTAAAAATGAACCGGTCGTATAATTCTTTTTGCTAGTATTGGGTTGGGTGTACTGCTTGTAATCACTTGCCAATTTACGGTCCAATCCTTTGAAATTTGAATCTATATCAATAGTATTTGTTAGCATATTTGCACCCCAACCTTGTAAACGAATAGAAACATCATCAATATATGGATTGTGTATACCATTTCCAGGAGTATTCAAATGATATATTCCAGTAAAGGTGGATTCGCACAATTTTTTTTGAATTACATCAGGGTCATCATGAAATCGTGTAAACGCCATTATATAAGTTAAATACAAAATTATTTGACTTATATTAATTCAAGTACATTGGTCTCTCTACAGTAGAGTGCATATAGGGCTGAGGAATGTATGTTGGGTTTACATTAAAATATTCTCGTGCACCAATAGACACAACATCAGGAGTTGCTTTAAAAGAAGGTCCTTCTAAATTGGTAGACCGAATACCTCTCAATGTACTTTCTACATCAATCGCATTTTTGCACAACTGTCCAGCATAAATGGCGGGATTGGCACCTCTTACAAAGTATGCAGTTTCAGAATTAACAGAAAACCCGCTATATAACATATAATTATTTATATTGGTACTTTCCATTTTTTTAACTGCATAATCGCCTTTTGTATTTAAATTGCGCGTTGAAGCCATTATAGTTATTCTATATTTTATTATACTCCTTATTTTTATAAATTTCTCTAGATGGTACACCACCTCTTACCCAATCTCTGCTGGCAGCACCCTCAATATGTAGTCGCGGATCCGTCATGCGATCAGGGTTCATAAGTGGGTAATTATCTAATCCAAGATTAGGATTGTCGTCTAAACGAATAGCCGTTTTTTTCTCTCTTAAAGTATACCCCCACAACAAGCTGTTTTCTAGCGCAACATCCACATTACCTTTTCCTAAATAAGGAACCGTTTTGTAAGGACGTTCGTGTAAGCTGATTTTAATATGAGGATTAGTCAAGACGCTTTTTTCTAAAATAGTACTTTCAGCAATATTACAACCACCAGGACCAATGCCATTTGTACCTTTGATGAATATATTTGGTTGAGATGTTGCAAAATCCAACGCTCCTTTGCAATCCATAGTATACGGGTTATATGTCATATAGTTTGCATGTTGCATATTTAATATGTTTTCCTGTGTATAAGTAGTAGAATCATTTCCAATTCTAGACAATCCGTCAAAATTAAAATTAACTAAAGTGCTCATATTGTTTTAAAGAGATATTTTTTTTTAATAAATTGTTAATGGTTTTTCTGAATGTAAAGTTCCATAACAAAATTCTAAGAAATTATCCTGTTTGTTGGGTATTGTAGTAATAGGGTTAGTAAAAAATTGTCTAGAACTTTCTTCTAAAGCTAAATTGTCGCTGTTATTTTTAAAAAGATCAGTTATTTCATTATTGTCTTTATTTTGTTCAATGATGGATGATTTAATGCCGTTAGTAAGCCTTGTTTCTAAATCAGTATTATACTCTTCATTAAATTCTGGTTTATTTGGATTAAAAGTATAATCCGTTATCAAAACATTGTTAAAAGGATTGTTGGTGTAGATATTTGCTTTTTTATTTGTTGAATATGATGCCATTCCTTCTTTCTGTGTATTGTACAATATAACAATAATACCTATAAGAATTAATCCAAAGACAATAATAATAACACGGTTGATACACATATATCCAATTAATGATACTAATATAACAAACCGCGTGATTGCATTAAGTTTTTCATCACGAGACATGATAGAATTAGGCCAAATTTCTGTTATATGCTTAGAATTAAATAATATAGCCGGGTTATTAATCCAAAAACTCATTTATATAATAGGTTTCTTTTTTTTATTTCTTTTTGCTTTCGGTTTTTTGCTTTTTAGTTGTACTGTATCATCTAACTTCACTGAAAATGTATTCTCACTTTTCTGCGTAAATGTAGCAGATTTCTCTTTTTGTTTTTCTTCTCTCTTTTTATTAAGCCGTTCCTTCATTTTTGCAGCCTTCAAATTCTGTTCCATCTTATTAGCCATTCCCTTGAAATCCATATTTCCCCCCATACCCATCTTACTCATCATTTGTTTCAATCCAGGAATATCTTTTATTTTATCCATGATTTCAGTTGCTTCTTCCAATAATTCACTTTGTTTTACATCTCCGCGTTTAATTTTATCCTCTAATTTACTACCAATGTCTTTTACCAAAGATAGAATTTTCGTGGGATTTTTCATGATTGTTTCCATAAACTCCTTTTGATCACCAATAGTGGCACTGGCTTCCTCTGCAATTTCTTTTGCTAAATTTCCGATCTTTCCATTCATAAGTCCATCTAAATGACTTTTCAGATTTTCAGGATCAATGAAATTGTCTGAATTATCAGACGTATCATTGAAAAAATCCTTCATGTTTTCCATTGTCTCTGCAATCTTCTTGTGTAAATCTTCCTCCTTGACCGCCTCAAAAATCTTGCTTGCATCACCAAATGATTCACTGTGGTTTAATTTTTCTACCACGCAAAATAGAATTAGTTGCAAGTACTTCCATATAGTGCGCTTGCTCTTTTCGGTTAAACTCGCGTCTTTCATCAACGTAGTAAAGTCTACATTCGGCAATAAAAAGCACGGGGTATCAAATAAATTGTCATTCTCATAAAGCAACTGAAAGAATATCTTGGGGTACATTTCATAACAGTGATTGTACATTTCTAAATCAGTTGCGCTCAAAAGAGGTTCAACTTCAGGAAAAGTAATTAATAAATCCTTCTTAAAATCTCCAATAATCTGTGTAAACTTTTCGTGGCTCATTTTATAATAATGAACTATTTATTTATATGTTTTATTTGAAATAAATATAAGAATAATTGGTCAAATTAACAATGTAATCTAAGAATTGATTTTTCGTAGTTTCTTCTAATGTTGGGTATATTTCTTTAAAATCATTAATATATTTTAATAAAGGTGTTTCTTTTTCTTGAGACGTCATTTCATCGTTATATGATTTGTTTAGGAAAAATTCAAAATCTTTATTTGCTACTTGTGTATAATACTTTGACGTTATCCTATCATTCCATGTTTTGATAATCAGCTTTACATTTGTTTCTCTCACAATCTGGTTCTTTCTATAAAACAATTTGAAATTAGGGTCATTTTTTAAATATATTTTTATAAATTCAAGAAATGAAAAATATGTTTTATTGAAAGAAGTAAATGCCTCCTTGCTCATTACTAATAATGAGTTATAATATTTATATTATTTTTTTGCGACTAATTCTTTACGACTTTCTTCTACTTGTTCCAATGTCATTGACATCTTAGCTGTTTTATCAGACTGTAATGGCGTTTCAATACTGGTTTCTTGATCTAATGTAGAGTAATTATACATTTGTCTTACGCCGCCCGTACCTTGTGCAGCCAATTCATCCGGCGATGAATCTAAAAAACTAAAATTATCGCTACGTACGCCATACGGATTGCCATTATCCATATTTAAAGAAAATGGATTGGGTTCATTATAGAGCATTGTTTTTTCTTCTTTAATATTTTTGATTTGTGGTTTTATATAATCTAAAATTTGATTGCCACTTAATATTTCGTGATTTGGTTTCAACAATAAAACAGGAACTCTGTTTATCATTGGCGGTAATGGAAAGCTAGACCCGTCAGGATTTAAAATATAAGTTACATTATTTTTTGTAAATCGCTTATCAATAGAAATATATATAAACTTTTGATTTAACCCATTCCTATTCAGTTCATCTAAAATTTTGGAGGAGTGTTTGCAAAATTTGCTAAAATAGAGTTCGGGTTTAGCCATTTATATGTATATATTTTATTTGATACTTATTTTAACACAATAGAACAAAATTGATTTAATAATTATGTCTTAAAATATATATAAAACATGTCCAACGTGAAGGTTCTAAACATTGCAAATTCTTCAGAATTGTCTTTTGAAATTCTAGACACAGATGTATGTGTCGTGAATTCATTGCGACGCGTACTGTTGACAGAAGTAAAAAGCTTGGTATTTCGTGGGTTTCCTCACAAAGAAAATTGCATCAATATCAGAAAAAACAATACTAAATTCAACAACGAATATATTAAGCATAGAATGCAATGCATCCCTATTTATAACAATAATCCAAGAACATTTGAAAGTTTTGTTCAGAAATATCAGTTGAAACTAAATGTTGTCAATAACACCAATAATCTGATCTACGTGACGAGTGAGGATTTTGTAGTCTATGAAAAGTCAACCGACACTCCTATTGCAAATCAGGAGAAACAAGTACGACGTCTGTTTCCACCCAATTCATTGACAGGAGATTTCATTCCAATCTGTTGTTTGAAGCCCAGAATAACCGATGCGGATGAACCAGAAGAAATAGATATGGTTGTAGACTTTTCAATTGGAAAGCCGAAAGAAGATGCATGTTGGAATATGGTAAGCAAATGCTGCTATGAAAATAAAAAAGATGATGCACGGTTTCAAAAAATTCTAAAAAAGGATGAGAAGGAAGTACGAGAGCATTTCAAATCTCAAGTGGATTATGATACGTATATGAGAACAGAAATGTCTCCTGAAGAGAAGAGAGATTTTGAGATCATAGAATCACAACGGGTCTTTATTCCGAATCACTATATTATGTATATTGAAAGTATCGGAGTCTACGATAATCAATTTCTAGTAAGTTTCGCATGTGAATACATGTTAGGCAGATTAGAAGAATTTAATGGATTTCTCTCTACTGCTCAAATTAAAACTACATGTATCAAGCCGGATAATTATTGCTTGTACAAAGATAAAACTACTGTCAAACCGGTATATGTGTTGTATGTAAAAGATGATGACTATACGATAGGAAAGATCATTGAAAAATATTTATATTATATGTTTCAAGGGACTCTCTATTACGTGTCGTTCAAAAAAGAACATCCTCACGACACTTATTCACTGATATCCTTTTCCTATCAGAAAGAAGTGAGTGAACAAGAAATTATTGCCAATATAAGATCAGTATCAGATGAATTGATTGACATCTATACAAAAATTCATTCTAAATTTAGAAGTTAGAATTAAAATATAATTATATGTAAAATGACAACTTTACTGTATGGGTCAATTATTCAAATAAGATCAACAGAATCAATATATGAAAATAAACTTTTTTTTGTTGAGCGACTAGAAGAGGATGAATTAGTGTTGAAATCAAATGATGGTAATGTACTAATTTTACCTATTGAAGGCGGTTCTCTCGGTGAATCAATTGCCGAGATTGTAGTATTGTATAAACCAATACATAATTATTCTGTACAGAATAAATTATTCAAAGGACAGTGGGTAGAAATTTTATTTGAAGATCAGACTGTAAGAGGTCAAATTTTGAAGAGTGATACAGTTATTGAGGTACAACTACTTAATGGAGAGAAAGTATACATACCTGTTGATCGCGGAATGCCCAAAGATGTGTTTATAAAGAAAATTTCGCGCCCTCATAAGGAAGAACAAGTGGAAGAAGATGATGCGGAAGTGAATGACTCGCCCAATATGGATGAAGCAATTGGTTTTATTGAGGAGGAAGACGATACCAACGTTCAATATTTTTACTCTATAGAGCAACAAACATCTGATTTACTGGAACATTTAATGATGTATGTCAAAGAAGAAGACAATACTCCAAAATTAAGAAATAAAATGTTTAAAATGATACAACGATATAAGGAATTAAGAACAAAATATACTATTTTTAAAAACGGTATTTTTTTGAACAAATTACCACAAGATCAACTAAGTGCATATGCCAAGGAATTAAAAACCAGAATGTATTTACCCGTTTCAAAAGATATATCTATACGAAATTACAATCCAGACTCGGGCGATGATATTGGAAGGTACTTTAGAAGAGTAGAATCCGATGATAAAGAAGTACATCCATCTAAAATGGAACTAAATACATATGTAGAAAAAATAAACAAGGAAAGTAAATTCAGTGAAAAGAATAAAGCGATGGCTAATGTAGCAATGAATCAAGATTTTAAAATAAATACAAATAAAAAAAGACGCCAAATTACACCAACTGTAGATCAAGATGTTTATTTGTACGAAATGCCCAATATATTGGTAGCAATGACACGAAATGTAAAGGAAAAAGATGAATCTGGGCAAACTAGAACAATCTATATTGGTGATCGTAAACGATATCTTACTCGCGTGAATCAACCATTTTTACTTAATTCATTCATGACTCCTCCCACGGATTATATTGCTTATTCAAAAGTGTACGACATGCGATCATCCATCTTAGATAAAATAAACTTGAACCGTAATCAATATTACAGTGTTTTTTATAATGGAAGACAAATTGTTGTAAACAGAACAAAAAAAGATTATGCAATGATAAATAAATACACATTATACGACAATCATTCAGAAAATTTTGAATCTTATGTAAATAATATTATTCCTAGCTTTAAAAATATATTGGACGAAAGTATTGCAAATGATATTATATACCCATTTTACAACTTCAACCAATTTATAAAAGAAATATCTGTAACCAATATTAGCGAATTAAAAAATTCAGAATACATAACAGCATCGGCTTATTTAAAGCTATATGTAAAAGAATTCATTCAGAATTTCAAAGGTGTTGAACGAGTCTCGCCACTTGATTACAAATTTGTAAACACAACCATAACTAACAATATGAGTATCATATATAAAGAATTAATGCCCAAGGAATTATTAAATGTATATTTCAGTTCAAGCGAATTGTTCAAGATCGGAGAAATAGATAATTACAATTATTACAAGAGTAATTATGTTAAAAATCAACCCAAGCTAGATGTATCTGATGAAGATATAAGAAAAATTATTGAAGACATTAAGACAAGAGTAAAAGATCCGGTTGAAGAAAAGATTGCAATTATTTATAAAACAGAAGAACAGAGAGTACAAGATAGATTATTGTTAAAACAAGTTGATAAGAGAAACGGGATAGAATATATTTTCAAAACTCTTATAGAGGCAGGCGCAGATATCAGGATGGATGATTTGGTTTCTTTGGTTCTACGAATTATACAAAGTGGTTATAAACCACAAAAGGGAGATGTGCCCACTATGGTATTACGATTAATGACTGAAATCAAAATTAATGAGGGCGACAGAGCTCACGTTATAGAAAGTAAAAAGACATATCGTTGGGATAAAGGATGGAGAGATATTGAAACAGAACCAATGTGCTTTATCAAAAAAAAATTATACAAAGGCGACTGTGGATCTTTAGAAAAAGAAAAAGAATACACTGATAGAATAGAACGACTTATCTCGGACATAGAAATGGCCAAGAGGAGAGAAAGAGAATTAGGCACACTAGATTTAGAAGTGGAAGCTGATGCAGCAAAAGCTCGTCTAATCAGCATGAATAGTAAAAAAATGAAAAATGAATTAAAATACAACGAAGAAAAAAGGATATATGGTGCATTGGAACAACAAAAAGATGTTGTTGGTACAACTTTCTCTCCTTACACTAAATTGAGAGATAAAATCTTGAGCGAACAAGATTTGAATTTCAAATACAAAGCGATGCAATTATTTATTCAAAAATATACAAAACGAGACAAAGATACCAATTGGTTTTATTGTATTGAAACAAGTGTTAAATTAATACCTGTATTTTTTAGCAGATTGGCAGATGCATATTTAAGAACGAATAATTATGATAGTACGGTAGATCTTATCTGCAATGAGCAAGGTACATTAAGCGACAATGGAGATAAATGGGTAGACAAGTATAGCGGTTATATTATTAAGGATATTAATTTTGAAGAAGAATATGGGTTGGAGACAGTTGTTGCTGAGAAAGACAAGCCTATATTTGATGAACTTATAGTGGATGAATTACAATTACAACGAGAGATAAATCAAAATCTGAAGTCGCTAATGTTTTATCTCGGCGTATATCCAGATGAAACCGATTTGTATCCTTTGATAATCAAAACATACAATGCAGTTAGTGCAGGTGCTACCAAAGACACTCAGTTATTACAGATTCGTTTACTTTGTATTATGGCACATATATTGGTGCATGTACAAACACATGACATGAAATTTAGTACTCCGTACCCCAACTGTAAATTTTCGTTTGAAGGATATCCACTTACGGATGGATCTAATCTAAGTGGAGTCAAGTATATTGCGTGTGTTATATTAAAATTAACTAGAACGCCGCCCTGGAATATATTTGGAAAATCAACTGAAGAAAAAATAATGAAAAATTTACTCTCTGTCTTGGAAAAGTTCGTTGTCCCAATGATAGAAGTAGAAGAATTGCTCCAAAAAAGAAGAATGGGGTATCACAGAGAAATTGTCCCAGTATCAACCGATTGGAAAAATTTTAGCCCAAGATTAAAAAAAATAACACCGATCCCATATGAGACAAGAAAATTAGAAGATATGCAGGATTATTTAGATCGCGTATATTACTTTTCATACACAATGCAAGGTTTTGTACACAAGCACGTTAGTGAACAAGAATTTTTATTAAAAGATAGCCAATCTACACCATATCTAGTAAATACATGTTGTACTACGAATAATAACGTATTTAATTATTTTTATAAAAATGCTGGATTAAAAGATATATTGAATGAAATTCGTAATTTAAAAGATAGGATACATCCATTACGTTTATTATTATTGGGAACTAAAAGTTATTTTGTAGAAAATACTAGAAGTCCTATTACTGAACCAACAATCTCATTTGATGAAAAAACGATTTATTTAAAACTTGCATCTTGGGCATTTACCAACCCAGATATATTTAGTAGATTTGGTTTTCCTGCACCAAAATTAAATAATAATGATACTTCTGAAAAAAAGATTGAAAAGTTAATGCAACAGGGCATACATGCATCACAAGAAACATTTGTATCAATGCTTAAAAGTTCTGCAACACAAATCAACATTCCAATTCAGGAAGAAGTATATAAATTAAAAGACGACGAGATTGTCCAATTATTAGAAAATCCAAAACTGAATGATTTCTTATTTGGAAAAACAAATGACATGCTTCAAGTATTGGAGAAATCTGATAAAAGTTTATTAAAAGTCGTCATGTTCAACCGAACATGTAAACATGACAAAATCAATCCAATTATCTCTCCTGAGATAGAACATTATACTCATATGAACACAATATTATACAACAAAATAAATGCACTCTTGAATATATTCCCAGAAATGATTGGCACAAGTAAAGCCGCAATGAGTGAAATTGTTAGAAAACATTGGTTATTAGCAGATCCGCATTTAGCTGATATAAGGGATTCGGTGAATGCCTATTATAATGGAATCTTATCCTTACCAAATGATGAAATTTTCAAGAGAGATATTGCAAGTATTCCATTAGATAGATACAAGAATCTAATGAAAATAAAAGTAAATCAAGAAACAATGAATTTGTTATATCATTACATATTTGTACATATTATATTAGATTACAAAGTAAAAAACAGGAATATAGATTTATATTTGAAAGCTGTTATCAAGATATTTGAAAAGGAAGATAAAGTACTGAATTATGACACAAAAAGTGTAGAATATGAAATTAAATTATCTAAAAAAAGTGAGACGCAAATCAAAACAGATTATTTCAAAAATTTAAGTTTAGAAGAACGTAGATCTGAAAATATATTGAAAGAGCATAGATTAGATAAATGGGGCGTTGGATTACAGAAAAGCATGTTCAAGTATGATAAAAAAACATATGCAAGAGACAAAGAAAATGCACAAGAGGTAATTAATGGTTTAACTGCCCCGCCGGATGAATTGGATGAGACAAAGCCTGTAATTCAGGAGGATGGTTACGATATACAAGAAAAGTACGAGGATGACGACGATGTTGAATATGAGGAAGAGGACTAAAAAAAATTCTTATTATATATAAATGCTAAACAGATTAATCATAGTGATATTTCTTTTTATAATTTCATATAGTTTTATTGTTGTTTTAAAGCCAGAGATGATATTTAACAATAAATCAGATTCTTTAAGACAATTTGGCGTAGGGTACAAAAATACAACAATTATTCCGTTATGGTTGATTAGCATACTTTTTGCAATAATATCTTATTTTTTGGTATTATATATATTACACATAAGATATAATAGTATATTTTTAAAAGTTTAACAGTCTGATTCATACATTTGGCTTAAACTCGTTAATACAAATACTGCTCCAGTTAAAAACAACCATACGAAATAACCTATTTTTTCTTTGGTTGCGACACATCTGAAGAGTTGATATATAGGGTGAGTTTTAACTAATTTTGGATTTCCTTCATCGTCTACTCCATTTGTTAACCCGTCTTGAGAAAAATAGGAGTTATCAAAATATGGCAACTGTTTTAAATATGTATCAAAGACCTTTTCTTTCCATTCAAAAAAATCTGGCAAATATTCGGCTTCGTTGATTAATTTAGATGGGTCGTGATAAATTTCTGCAAGTAATTCTTTTGGAACTTTTTCAGTTGGTGCTTGATTAGCTCCTCCGTCAGTTGCGGGTGCTTCTGGTGCGGGGCCTTCTTGTGGTACTTTGAACAAATCATAATACATACTTTTTACAATTGCTAATCCAATTGTGTTTGAAAATACTCTCACCCATCCTGGCATAACATATAATAACATGGAAGTAAGGCCTAATATCAATGCCCATGGTATAAGAGTATATCCTAGAGATTTGCCTAGATCTATTTCTTTTTTGGTTGAATCTTGGTTACATAATTTGCTAGACGCCCACATGTTCATTGACATTTGAATTATAAATGTAAATGTTAAAAACAGAAACAAGTACTTTACAACAGACATATCAACTGATAAACACATTGTAAAGAATACTATACTAAATGTAATATATGTGGTCATAGTAACCGATGTTATTTGTTTATTATCCATATGAATATACGGCTATATTATTTTTATTAAAACTAACAATAATATAAATGTATCCGTCTCTAGTAGAGCCTACTATAAAGGTTATCATGAAACAACAATTAAACGTATGCAATAAGGATAAATTTCAAAAAAATTCATTTGTTTTGAATTTAGTTATAGGTTTCATCATTTTGTTTGTCATTTCAGTTATATTGTACATAAAATATAAGGGAAAACAGGATATTAAAACAATCAAGGAGAGAGAAAGAAAAAAGAAAGAATATATATTATCAAAAATTAATAATTATCAGAAGATGAAAAATAAAAATTTAATACAATAAATATAATGAAAGCTTACAAAAAGGAATTATCTCATTATTTTTCTCAAAAAAAAGAACAAGATGAACAACTAAAAAAAGCACTTTCTCGCAAAACATTTGAAGAAAAACAAGCTATTATTAAAGAATTTCGCGAATCTACGACGTTAGATAATGGTATATACAGTATCAATGAAGAAATTGCATTTGAAAGAAAACCTTTCATAAGAGATATTTATTATTTAGAAAAATTAAATGAAGATATTGTATCAAAACATTTACAGTTTAATAAGTACAAATACGATACATTGTATGAACTTGTGGAATTTGATGAAACAATTTATGACACACTTGAAGCTGAAATAATAGAAATAAAACGAAAAAGAGACGAATATATTAGCAAAAGAGGCAATAAAATGGATGAAGAAAAAACATTCAATGACAAAATTAACTTCAATGTCAATGAGTTAATTGAAGAATTTAAACAAGCCGAGTTGGCTGATCAAAAAAATATATATAGGCAAATTATTGATTTGAAAATATCCAAGTTTGATAAATTAGAACCACGTCTTTCTATGGTGCGGATTAATAAATACAAAACACTTGTAACGGATTATTTACCTATAAGACGAAATGAGAGAAATCTTTTAGATTTAAGTGCCAGTCCAGAAGATGTGGTACTCACGCCCGAAGTTTTAGAAAAAGAACAATCAAATGAAAACAATGAGTCAGAATACGACTCGTCTGAATCTAATTCAATATCAAATCGCAGTAGCTTATCAAAGAATGAAGAATAATATTGTAATATTATATGTTCAAATATATAAATTTTCGTATCTTTTTGATCAGTTTGGCCATTGGTTTATTCTACATCTATATATCAGATGAATACAAGCATACAATAGTTATTTACCCTACACCCGACAATGTAAACGAGTATCAGTTTAAAGACAAAAGTAATAATTGTTTTTCTTACGAAATGAAGGAGGTAAAATGTCCCTCTGCAGACTTATATCATACTATTAAAGTTCAAACATAATATCGCTGTATATATTAATGTTGAAGATTAAAAAATTACTTGATAGCCAAACAGGTATAGCAATATTTTCAATAATATTAGGTTTAGGTTTGTCTACTATATTCAAATCATGTTGTGATTCACAAAATTGCATCGTCTATAAAGCACCAGATTTTAGTAAAAAAAAGATTATCAAGTATAATAATAAATGCTATGAACCTGACGATCAAATTCAAACATGTGATTCAAGTAAAAAAATAGTTTCGTTTTAAGTAAGAAATGAATAAAATGAATAATTGTATATTCATATGGATCAAAATACGACAAATATTAGTGATTTACCAGTAGATCCTAATCCTCCTGACAATAGAGAACTACCCGAAAGCCAGATGAATTTGAATCGTTCCAGAGAAATAGAAGAACCTCCTAAGAAAGTGGTACATTTTGAAGAAAAAAAAATAGAAAAAAAACAATTGTATGAGATAAGTGATACGAACAAAGTAATTATTTTAGCAAGTTTATTTTTTCTTTTGTTTAGTGATATTAAAGTTAAATCGTATATATTAAATATATTAATTACAATATTTGGTAATTCATTAAAAACGTCCACAGGTAGTATATCAAAAATTGGGTTATTTATTTATAGTGTCGTATATTCATTATCATTGTATACATTAGTTAATGTAATTGATATTGCCGTATTACGGTTTGCGTGATATGTATAATTAACATGAAACACCATAGCTCAACCGCCAATTTGATAACAAATAACCCCACCCATATTACAATAGAACCAATTCCAAGTATAAACCCAATGATTATACTTAGAATAAATCGTACAAAGCGCCATATCATCTTTACAACGTAGAGTGTCGCAGATTCGCCCACAACCTTTTTAATATCAGTATTTTTAATCCCTGATTTATAGTGATTGCGGCGAATCAATCTGCGAGTACGATCACTTACATGAATGTCGTAATCATTGAGCATTTGTTCAAAGTCGTTGTCAAAAGTCATCTTGTTGATAATAAATACAAGAATAAATTATATTCAATTTTTTATTTTTTTAGTTCTTGGTTTGTATTGAAAAAAATACATATTATATATTTTTTTTGATTTCGTTCTTTTGTATATTTTGAATTGTTTATCTCTATCCTTTCTTATATCTTCCAAAGATGGTTGATTTCCAACACATGGCATATGAAATCGCCGACAAACACCCTCTTTTGATTTTACGTTATTCAACAAATATATATAGGATACCAATTTGCGGACATTCAATAAATTAATATTCAAAAAAGACAAACCATAATAAATGCTCAAAATAGTATCAATTGTTGCAACATTGTATCCTTTTATTTCGTTATACGATTGACACGAGTTTGTTATAAATACATACAATACTGGTTTATCCTTGTACATAATTTGATGAAATGTATTTACAAAATGGTATTCGTACGTTTTTATTTTATATTCAAACGGTAATTCTACGTCTTCAATAGAATTTACCAAAATAAAAGGTACGTCTATGATCCGTTTTGTATTACGATATATTTTAGGAAAATATTTCAAATAAAAAGATAGCCCAAAATCACCAAATACAACCCATTTTTTTTCTTTGATGAGAGAAATCAAATCTTGATTTATTTTGATAAATTCATCTGTTTCTGGATTATCTGACCCAGTGATAGAACAATTTTGAATATAAAGCGGATGACTTTGATTCAACAGATTCAATCTCTCGTAGATCTTGTCCCAACGATTAATATCACCTAGAGGGCGCGATAGTTCTTGATATAAACTTATTTTCAAGTAGTTAGGAGGTGCGTATAAAATATTGTTGATTTTGACAGATTTTTTGTGTATATTATAAAAAATATCTTCGTTGATTAGAGTTATATCTACAATAGGTATAAAGTTAACATAAATTTTCATCGTTCCAGGAAACATGGCTGACTTGACCTCAATATTTTCCATGTTATTTTTTGCTAATATGTTGGCAAGTGAAATCGCATGTTTCATTGAATTGGGTGAAAAGCAATCGTAGTCAGGTATATCTGTTTTGTCGTAAAACTGTTTTTCATTTGGCAAATACGCATTGATGGCCATACCCCCATAACAAATCAATTTTTGTTCTGCAATAAACTGTTCAATTAAATGAAATAGGAGCGGCTTTGTATACGTCTTTTTTTTGTACTGTTTTTGAATTTGCAAGTTTTGTTTTATTGCACTTTTGAGTTCCATAGTATATAACTATTTTTTTTTCCTTTTGAGTTTATTTCTTGCTTGCGTTTCTTCACTTGGTTGAAGTATTATAGATGTATTATTAAACATGGTATTATATTTTTTTAGATTGAGATCATTAGTCTGAAAATTCATTCCTATGAATGTTATATTATCAGAAAACGAGTTTGTTGGATCAAAATTTTTAGATTGTTTTGTATATAAATTGGGATACATGAAATTAATGTTTTGTTTTCTTAGATTAGATACATCATCACTGATCCTATTAATAAAGGGTCTAGTATATCCGTCTGCATTTAATCTATAAGCGGTTATATTGTGTAAAGATGAATTTGCCAATTTATCCATATCATATGCCTGAACGATAATAACAACTCTGCGATTCTGTATATCATTCAATGTAGTATCGGTATTCATATCTCTATTGTATATAAGATTTCCATATTGATTTCCTACACCAAAGACTTGTGTTAGAGAAGTTGCAACGGATTCATACAAGTCTTGTATATCGCTTTGTATTCTAAATATTAGAAACAAAGGATCTCTCGTTAAAGATGAATTTGAGTCAGATAAGAAATAACGGTGTACTTGTTGCATTGTTGTATTAAAGTCTACGTTATTGTACAACTCTTTGTAATTTATTTCAGGAGTTGTTGATGCAGATATAACGGGCGTGTCGTGGAGAGAATATACAGTAAAATCTAGTGCCCGCACTCCGTTCAATGCGCAATTTTTTAATGCACAAAAATCATCCTTTTTACCATTTTGAATATCTACGTAATCATTTTTGAAATCTCCCCTACAGCAACAATTATATGCAGTTTTTATATACAACATGGAGATTGGGGTTGCCGTAAAATCATTATCCTGATCATAAGCACAAATTGTAGTAGTTGGTTCATTTATAAGCTTAGGACATACGTATTTTTTATTAATTTGACTTCTTATATATATCATGATTAATAAAATGACAATAAACATAAATAAAAATACAATTTGTTTCGTGGAGTCCATTAAATATATTAGATATTTAATAATATAGAAATTATATATTATTAATTTATAATGCCAGGTGGATTATTAAATCTAATTTCGTACGGAAATCAAAATATAATTTTGAATGGCAATCCTAGCAAAACATTCTTTAAAACGGTGTATTCCAAATACAGTAATTTTGGTATACAAAAATTTCAAATTGATTACAGTGGATTGCGTAATTTACAATTAAATGAAGATTCAGTATTTACTTTCAAGGTTCCTAGAAATGCAGAATTATTACTTGATACCTATTTAGTATTTGATCTACCAAATATATGGAGTACTATAATACCCCCCAACACGGCCATTGATCCAACGATTGATAGCAGTGGTAATACGATTTATGATTGTTGGAAACCTTATGAATTTAGATGGATAGATGACATTGGAACAAATATTATAAAAAATGTGACGCTGTCAATTGGTGGTCAAATTATACAAACGTATAGCGGCGAATATATTAAAAATATGGTAGATCGTGATTTTACTCAAGAAAAGAAAAATTTGTTTAACCAGATGATAGGCATGACCGCTGAGATGACTCAACCAGAAATCGCATATACTAGGTACAACCAGTATCCTAATGCATATTATACTGCAAGTACAGATGCCGTAAATGTTGGAGCTGAACCATCTATACGTGGAAGGAAAATATATGTACCTTTGCATTTTTGGTTTAGCTATTCTACCAAAGTTGCGCTTCCGTTGGTCTGTTTACAATACAGCGAGGTTGTCATAGACATAACAATGCGCCCAATACGTGAATTATTTACAATCAATGACGTTTCTGTATCATTACAGGATGGGTTCATACGTGATAAGATTGCGCCTGATTTTGCGAATGAAATGCATTTTCTTTATAGATTTTTACAGCCTCCGCCAGATATATATTTAACTGTAAACTCTTACGGAAACAAGACAAACAGCTGGGCGTCAAATATACATTTATTAGCAACATATTGTTTTTTATCTGAAGAAGAAGCAAGAGTTTTTGCTAAAAATGAACATAAATACTTGATTAAGGATATTAAACAAGACATATTTACTAATGTGGTTGATACACACAGATTAAAAATATATACATCAGCTTTAGTTTCAGGTTGGATGTGGTATTTTAAAAGGAGTGATGTATATTTAAGAAACGAGTGGTCTAATTATTCAAATTGGTTATATAAAAATATACTGCCTTATGATGTAATAAAAGCCCCAGATAGAAGTGATTTTTTATACCAAGGACTTTTCATAGGACCTGGCTATAATATAATTGGGGTCGCTAATCCCGGCACTCGTAATCAAGTGCCAAATATTGTTATAGAAGAAGATACGTCTTATTTTATAACACAACCTTTGAATAATGCAAACATAAAACAGATTATGAATCGCTTGTCCATTTATATGGATGGTAAATTTAGAGAGAATGAATTTGATCAAGGGGTATATAGTTATATTGAAAAATACAGGACAAGTGATGGTAATTCATACGATTGTTTGTATCATTACAACTTTACTCTTCACACGAATCCATACGATTTACAACCATCTGGTGCAATGAATTTGAGTAAATTTAAAACAATTGAATTTGAGATAAACACGATTAAACCACCTCTAGATCCCAATGCTGTTTCTACTGCAATATGTGATATAACTGGTACTATGATAGGAACAATCAATCCAACGTCCATTTACTTGTATAACTATGATTTACATTTGATTGAAGAGAGATATAATATGATTCGGTTTATATCTGGACAGGCCGGATTAGTATATTCAAGATAATTTATTACGGATAAGCATTATTGTAATTTTTATTTTGTGCCCCACTTCTACAAGGCATTTCCTTGGAATTATATAGTTGAGGATAATTACCTGTAAAGAATGATTCTCTGCTGCTATGATACAAAGATGCTAAAATAACAAATATGCATAAAATTATAAAAATGTTCATTATAAAATATAGATATATATTTAATGAGTAATGAAAAAGATCCTGTTGAGGAGGTTAAAGAATTAGTTTCTAGGTTTGGGTCTGTTTTTTATAATGCATTCATCAATTACATTATTGCATTTACAATTGCTATATCAATTGTATTATATATCTCTGGAGACAAGAAAGAATCCTATGCATCTGATGATATATTTAATTTTATGAACATTCTTGTAAACCCGTGTAATAAGCAATTGCGTGGTGGTTCCGGAATATCTACAGCAATCAATGATCTATCAGATGCTGCTACTAAAGTACAAAATCTTGGTAAAACAATTAATAAACTAACATCTAATGTAAAAAAGGATATTGATCGCGACAAATATTTAAAAGATACCCTGAAATCATTTACTGATAAATATTGTAATGAGACGAATATAGATGAAATGGATGCAATTGATTGTGTATCGTATGTTCTACATTCTAGTTGGTTAACGTCTTACAATGCAATACAGTGGCTCAATACAGGTATAATTGCATGTTTAGCTTTACAATCTGAATTCTGGTTTGTAAAACCAAATTTTTATATTGGTATATTTATTGCCTTTGTATTGTTTATATTTTTAGTAAAACTTTCAAGTAGAGTGGTCGCATCTGGTATTCAACTTACTCTAAATACGTCGGCGAGTAAATCACGGTCTTATATAAATAGCATAATTTTCTCTATGTTTTCTTCATTTCTTAGCATTTTGTTTTTGTACTTTATAATTGCTATTGCAGCATATGTTATATTTTTGTTTCACGGCATTATTAATATAAAATCAGAACAATCGTCAAATACGATACGATTTGTCTTTGGATTTATGATTCTCATGATTCCTGCTCTATTTGGTTATAATGTTACATCTTCAGTTTCATCTGAACTTCCTGATGTTGGTGTCTCTACGCCAGGCAAAACCCCCCCTCCATCCCGCCCACCATGCAATAATACTGCATCCACTCTATCTCAATTAGTTGTAATATTTATTATTCCGTTCATGGCTGCATTTTATTGTTTTTGCCAAATTATATATAGGGGTTTACTTGGAATTGGTAGTGCATTTGATACGAGCGATATGCAATACGCTGGTAAATTGAAAATGATTGCTGGTTATTTTGTTTTCTTTATACTAGTCTATACTCTTTGGCCCATATTTATACACTTTAGTTTACCGTCAATCATCAAGAGTTTTGGGGCGAGAGACTTTATGCCAATGTATTATGCCAATGTACACAAATTTAATTTATAAGTATATAAAGATTATAAGGAATTACTTATAATGCCTAAAAAAACAAAAAAACTACCAAGAGTAAGCATATGTACACCTACATTCAACCGAAGACCATTTTTTAAAGGTATTATAAAAAGTGTATTGATGCAAGATTATCCAAAAGAATTGATTGAATGGGTCGTTGTAGATGATGGAACTGATCCAATTGAAGACTTGGTTAAAGACATTCCTTTTGTTAAATACTTCAAGGTGGATAAGATGCGATTAGGTAAAAAAAGAAATTACATGCATGACGTTTGTTCTTTTAAAGAAGATGGTGCAATCATAGTGTATATGGATGACGACGATTATTATCCGAGCGACCGGATATCTCATGCAGTTGACAAATTGACTCATTCTACGGCACTGTGCGCAGGTTCGTCGGAAATATACATTTGGTTCAATACGTTGAATAAAATGTATAGATTTGGTCCATATGGTCCGAATCATTCTACTGCAGGTACGTTTGCATTTAAGAGAGAACTGTTAAAACAGACTAGATACGAAGACGATGCATTACTTGCAGAAGAAAAATATTTCCTGAAAAATTATACGATTCCTTTTGTCCAGTTGAATCCAACAAAAAGCATTTTAGTTTTCTCTCATGAACAAAATACATTTGACAAGAGACGCTTAATAGATCCAAACAATAAATATTGCAATGAGTCTAATTTAAAAGTGTCTAATTTTATAAAATCAGAAGAATTGCGTAATTTTTATGTATCAGAGATACAGGAATTGATAAAAAATTATGAGCCTGGTAATATTGAAAATAAAAAAGATGTTATGGAAGAGATCAAGCGGAGAGATAATGAAATGAGAGAAAAGACACAGGCTCCAACACAAATGGAGTTATTGAGTGCATTACAGAACAAAACCCAAGAATGTAATACGCTGAAAGAACAACTTTCAAAAATATTGACAATCATTAAGGAAAAAAAGCTACAAAATCATTTTATTTGAAAATAATTTTTTGCTCTGTTTAGTTCTATCAAAGTGAGATTTGCGGTATTATTTAACAAAGAGTAATAGAGTTCTTTTTTTGAACATTTTAACTGATTGCATAATGAAATGATAAATGAATTGTTGTTGTACTCGTTGCTGTATTTTGTCAATACTTTTGTAAAACGGAATTCCGTATTTCGTTTAGGTTTCAAATCTGTATTTTTGTATAAATAATAATTATGCAAAATTTTAAAGTAATATGTCATTTCATTGAAAATCCATAATTGTTTCTGAAAACTAATTCTATCAAAATAATCTCCTATACAAAAATTCGTCAAAAATTGTTTATAAAAAATAATATCTTCTCTCGCATGAATCATATCAATAATATTTTCGTGAAACAGCAATGATTGTGTTGCTTTTTCGCTATCAATAATAAAATCTTGATCAAACGATTTTGTCATTATCTTCTTGATATTATTTTGTATATTCTTTTCATAATTGTTGTATAATAGATTATTATTTGTGTTAATGTGCACAACGTTGCAAAATTTAAATATTTCTTTTATTTTTTTATCATAATAGTTTGTACCGCACAATATAAGTGTAAAATTCCTCTTTTTT